GCTTCGAAGCACAAAGAGACGCGATGGCCTACAACGCGGGCGTCCTGGACGGGTCCATACCGTCAGGCAAGTGGCTTTACGCGGCCGCGCAGCGGTTCGAGCGCGACATGGGGCGGTCGGATCTTCGGATGAACTGGGAGCGCGTCCAGGACATCGTCGACACCTGCGCGACCCTTCCCCTGGTCGACGACTACTCGGGCGAGCGGTTCGTCCTCAACCCGTGGCAAGTCTGGGTGGTCGCGCAGATACTGGGATGGGAATGGCAGGACGGGACGCGGCGGGTCAAGTTCGCGATCCTGCAGGTCGCGCGCGGCAACGGCAAGACCACTTTCGCGGCCGCGCTCGCCGTCTGGGAGTTCCTGACGGCGCCAGGCCGCCGGGTCCATGTGATAGCGAACAAGGAAGAACAGGCCCTGATCGCGGTCGACCGCGCGCGGCTCATGCTCCGATCCCGAGAGACCGATCTGCTCAAGGTGCTCCACAACCGGGTCGAGGACCGCGAGCGCGACTGCGTGATCTCGGCCCTCAAGACAAGCGCGTCGAGCCTCGACGGCCTTACGCCATCGCTGTGGATCGGCGACGAGGTCGCGGAGTTCAGCGACCGCGAGATCCTCGCCAAGCTCGAGACGACCGCCGGCAAGCGCAGGAACTCGCTCGGGCTCGTCATCTCGACGCCTGCCGCGGACGCCGAAGGCCTGTTCGCCGAGAAGATCGCCGCCGGCGAGCGCGTCCTCTCAGGCGAGGAGGAGGACGATGCGTTCATGCCAATCCTGTACGGGATCGACAAGGACGACGACCTCGCCGACGACGCCGCCTGGCCGAAGGCCAATCCCAACATGGCGCACGGGCAGCCGGCGGCCCGCGACCTGCGGACGATGTGGAACTCGAAGAAGGGCAGCGCCATCGGGCGCGCCGAGTTCTCGAGGTACATCTGCGCGCGGGTCGGCGAGGAGACGGGCAACTGGCTCGACATGGCGTTCGCGCCTGCGCCGGAACCGATCGACTGGGAGTCCCTGCGCGGGCGGCCGGCGTGGCTCGGGCTCGACCTGTCGAAGTCGCTCGACCTGTCGGCGCTCGTCGTGGCCGTCCCGCTCGACGACGGGCGGGTCGCGATCCGCGGGAACTACTGGTGGCCGTCGGAGAACGTCCGGCAGCGCGAGCTCGACTACCGCCTGCCCGTTCGCAACTGGGCGGCGACCGGCAAGCTGACGCTGACGCCTGGACCGGACATCTCCTACTCCACGATCCTCGAGCGCCTCAAGGCGATCGCCGAGGAGTTCCAGGTCATGGCGGTCGCGTATGACAAGTGGGGCGCGAAGATGTTCGCCGAGCAGGCGGTCGGCGAAGGCCTGCCCCTGACGCTCTATTCGCAGGGAATCGCGACGATGGGACCGGGCTGCCAGCTGTTCCAACAGCTCTGGGTAGGGCGGAAGTTCGTGGTCGGCGACGACCCGCTGTTCCGCAACGCGTGCGCCCAGGCGGTGCCGATCCGCGACTCGAACGGCAACATCAAGGTCAACAAGGCGCGTCGCACGCACCTGATCGACCCGCTCGTCGCGGCCATCATGGCCGTCCATTCATGGGGCGGCGAGACCCGCAGCGGATATGCCGATCTGTAGTTTCGCGCCGCTGCGCGCTTGAGGTCCGCGCCATGATCCTCGCGTGATCCGCGACGCATTGCGACGATGGCTCGTCGGTCCGTGGAGCGCGACCATGCTTGAAAGCGGGCCGCGCTCTATCCCGTTCGTCGGCCCGACGACCGCGCTGCGGTGGACTCCCGTATACCGCGCGGTCACCCTCATCGCCGGAGACATCGCGAGGCTCGACGTCGAGGTCTCCGCGCCCGGCGCGGCGTCGCTCATGGCTTCGCCGAGCACGATGATGAGCGCGTTCGAGTTCCGCCGCGCCATGACGATGCAGGTGCTGCTCTACGGCAACGCGTTCGCCGCGATCAACCGCACGCGCGGCGGCGAGCTGCTCGAGCTCATCATGCTCGACCCAGGCTCGGTGTCGCTCGACGTCCAGGGCGCGCGCCCGTTCTACAAGACGCAGGCCTACGGAGACCTCGCGCTCGAGGACGTGTTCCACATCCGCGCGCCCGGGCTCTCTGGCCTCTGGGGAGAGTCGCCGATCAGCCTGTGCCGGACCTCGCTCGAGGTGCTCGCCGCGCAGGAGGAGATGGCGAAGGTCTCCTACTCGAACGCAGGAAACCCGAAGATCGCGATCACGGGACCGCAGAAGTTCGTCCCCGAGCAGGCCCAGAAGATCGAGCAGTACTACATGGACCGCCACGCGGGCAGCGCGAACGCCGGCCGCCCGATGGTGCTGCTCGAGGGCATGAAGGTCGAGCGCATCTCAAGCACGCTCGACGACACGGGCCTCGAGAGCGCGCGAAGGTACAGCATCGGCGACGTCTCGAGAATCTTCGGCGTGCCGGCCTCATACCTCTCCGAGAACGTCGGCTCGAGCTACGGCACGATGGAATGGCTGTCGCGAATGTACGTGCAGGCGCTCGAGCCATGGTGCGCGACCTGGTCGAGCGAGATCGTCGCCAAGCTCGGCGGCGCCGGCACGACGGTCGCATGGGACACCGACGACCTGGTTCGCCCAGGACTCGCGGAGACCATGGCCGCGCTGCGCACCGCCGTCGAGGCGGGATTCATGACCCGCAACGAGGCGCGCGAGGAGCTCGACATGGCGCCGCTGCCCGGGCTCGACGATCCGATCGTCGCAAAGAACATGGGCACCGGCGGCGGGACCACCAACATCGGCACCGACACCAGTGCAGGGAGCGCAGATGATTTCACGGCGTGACTTCACCGCGGCCGAGCAGTCGATCGACGGACGCACCCTTGCGGGATACGCCGCGGTCTACGGGCAGGACTCGCGCGAGATCGTCGAGGGCGGTCGCAAGTTCACGGAGCGCATCGCGCCCGGCGCGTTCAACGAGACACTTTCGAGCGGCGCCGATGTGAAGTTGTACTACAACCACGATGCGTCGATGCCGCTGGCGCGCACGCGCTCGGGAACGCTGCAGCTCAAGAGCGACCGCAACGGCCTTTCATTCACCGCGTCGCTCCCCGAGACAACGCTTGGCAACGATGTCCGCGCGCTCATCGAGCGCGGCGACCTGAGCGGAGAGATGAGCTTTGGCTTCTTCGTCACCGAAGACAGCTGGAACAAGGACCGCACGCAGCGCCTGGTGAAGAAAGCCTCGCTTGTCGAGGTGTCCATCGTCCAGGACGCCGCATACCCCCAGACCAGTTCGAGCCTGCGGAGCGTTTCCGCGGCATACACGGAAGCCGCCTATCTGCGGCTCGCACTTCATTTCCGAAGGATGACAGACCATGTCCGATGAGTTGAACGATCTCCAGCAGATCACCCACGAGTACCGCAAGAGCCTCGCGGCGTACGAGGCCCGCACGAGCCGCGCGCCGCAGACCGTCGACCACCGCGGCAGCGGCGAGGAGCGGGAGAAGTTCGCGAAGATGGACGCCGACCTCGACGCCGTCGAGATGCGCGCGCAGCTCGCCGCCACGCAGGCGCGCCTCTCCAAGCTCGAGTCCCAGCCCGTGCTCGACTCGCGCGCCGCATCGATGCGCCCCGTCGACGCTGGCGCAGCCGAGTCCGCGCGATGGCTCAAGGCGATGGTCAACAACGACCAGGCTGAGCTCCGCGCGTTGTCGCTCTCGACTTCCAACGCCGGCATCCCGACCGACATGGAGCGCCGAATCGTCGAGCGCCTCTGGGATGCAAATGTGATGCGGCAGATTTGCCCCGTCACGCAGATCGACTCGAAGCGCACGATCACCGTCGAGAACGCGCTGCCGACCACCAGCCTGATCTCGGAAGCCTCGGCCATCGGTTCGCCCGGCGACCCGAGCTTCGGCACCGCCGTCTCGGTGGTTCCCTACAAGTACGCGACGCGCGTGATCCTCTCTCAGGAGTTCATCGAGGACGGCATCGGCCAGGCCGGCATCGGCTCGGCGCTCGACTACGTCGCGAACCGCTGCGCGCTCTCCATCGCGCTTAAGCAGGAAGATGCGTATGTCGCTGGCACCGGCAGCAGCCAGCCCGAAGGCATCGCCGGTTCGAGCACCGGCAAGCCCATCTCGCAGGGCGTCGACCTTGGATCGGGCGCCGCACTAACCACCGTGACCGCCGACAACCTCATCGACGCGCTGTTCACCGTCAAGCCGGTCTACCGCAACTCGCCGCGCTTCCGCTGGCTCTTCAGCGATTCGATGGTGAAGACGGTGCGCAAGCTCAAGAACAGTGGATCTGTCACGACCTCCGGCGGCTACGCCACCGATTACATCTGGACTCCCGGAACGGCCAATGCGAACAGCATGGTCGGCGGCATCCCTGCGACCGTTCTCGGCGTGCCGTACTCGGTCTCGCAGTATGTGCCGACCACGACCGGCGACAACACCGTCTACGCCGTGGTCGGCGACTTCAACTACTTCGAGATCTTCGACCGCACGGGCATCACCTCCGTGGTCGACCCGTACTCGCTGTCGAACAACCACCAGACGGCGCTCATCTTCTACACGCGCACGGACAGCCACATCATGCTGGCCGAGGCGTTCGCCTACATCCGCGGCTGATCCATCTCCCTTCTCCGGTCCCTTGGCGGGGAAACCCGCCGAGGGGCTTTCATGAGCATTCCGCTCTCCACGATCAAGGCTGCGCTCAAGATCGAGTACAGCGACGACGACACGGACCTGATAAGGCTCCGTGACGCCGCCACCTCGCTCGTCGCCAGGGAGACGGGCCTCGTGCTCGCACCCGAGGACAAGCCCATGTACCTCGCGTACTGGCGCCCGACGGCGATACCGTTCGTGCCGTTCGTCTCGGTGAAGACGGTGAAGTACTTCACGGGCGGCGTCGAGACGACGATGCCGTCGACCGACTACTGGCTCGACCGCACCGACGGTCCATTGCCCGTGCTTCGGTTCCTCGAGGAGCCGTCGATCGACGAGGGGACGCAGATCACCGCGACCATCGAGTCAGGATACCTGCAGCTTCCGAATGAGATCGTGCACGCGGTGATCTCGCTGACGGGCGCCTGGTACAGCAACCCCGAGGCGTTCCAGCCGATCGGGCTGTCGACTGTCCCGATGTCCCTGCAGTTCATCCTCGAAAGCCTGAGGGTGCGGGAGATGATCCGATGATCTCGGGCGGGCTGCTCAGGTGGCGCGCGCTCCGGCTGCAGGCGTCGACCGCGCAGGACGTGCTCGGACTGCGCACCGACGCATGGACGGCGGCGGGCTACTTCCGATGCGACGTCAGGAACCAAAGCAGCTCCGAGCAGGCGTACGCCGACGGCGTGACCGTCCGCCGGCAGTTCGAGATACGCGCCAGGTGGCCTCAGGTCGCGGCCATCGGGCTCACCGAGCTCGACCGCGTCTCGGTCGACGGACGCACGCTCAAGGTCCAGTCGATCATCAATCTCGACGGCGCAGACCGCGTCGCCGTCATTCAATGCGAGCAGGTGACCTGATGGCGACGATCGAGCAAGCGATCCGCACAATGCTCACCAAAGGCACGGTCCTCTCGGCTGCCGGCGTACCCGATGCACGCGTGACGCACGGCTACCGCCTGCAGGATTCCGACCTGCCGGCCGTGACCTACAGCGTGTCCTCGAAGGAGCCGGCCGCGCTGACGGGCGCCAACTCAGGCACCCTCACGATCAACTGCATCGCGACGACGAGCGCATCCGCGCTCGGCATCGCCGATGCACTTCGGAGCGTGATCGTCCCGGACACCTACGACTCCGTCGTGATCACGGCCGCCTTCATCGTCTCCGAGCAGCTCGAGCCAGAGGTCGTCGGGCTCGGCGACGAACAGGAACCCGCCATCGCGACGACCACCGCATCCATCTTCTGGAGCACTTGAATCATGGCCATCTATTCCTGCACAGGCTGCTCGTTCACGGTCGGAGGCACGACCGTC